ATAGTAAATGGTTACAAAAAGGTTACAATTTTTCCCCAAGGCTGTAATAATCTTGACAATTCAGTGTAATGAAGTAAAGGTTACAAAAGTGTTACAAAGATGGATACAAAGATGGATACAAGCAGAAAATCCGTTCATAAAATGTTTACAAATGAAGGGTTGACAGCTGTGTACAGTAGTTGTATAATGATAGAGGAAGGAAGGAAGGAAACTTGAGCATGATAATAGAGAAAGGAAACTTGAGCATGATTGACATGAATGTGGTGTACAACAACAACAAATTCTAAGGGGGCTATGCAATGATTAAGTTCACTGATAAGATGCTCTGTGCATTGAGCACACGGGGGCGGTATGTTGCCGCCCGTAGGCTGTACACCTACAGCCCCGATGAAAAGATAGTTCATGTGTGGGAACGTAATGTGGAGCTTGGAGACTTTGAAGAAGTGGCGCGTCAGCGGTATGATGTTGAGGCACACATTGCTATGAGGGGGTGCAAGGTATGATTCAATATATCAAGCCTAGTTGCTGGGAGTGGATTTTGGCAGAGCTGAGACGCAAGAAAGAGGGCATGAACAGCCGGTGCATCTGGGGCGGCTACCGTTACTATACAAGCGAAGTGTATGAATGCACCGGCGTCTACAGATGTCCAGAGAGCCAAGAGCCAGATCCCAACTTTGACGAAGTTGTAGCATACTATGGAAAGGATGAGTTTTAATGCTGTTGTTCTTATATGAATACTCTTGGACAGACGCCGATAAAGCAGTGAGGATGTTGGGCAAGGTTATGAAGATTGACAGCGCGGAGAAGGTCGCCCGGATGTATGACAGTCTGGTTCGCCACCATTGCGCCCCGTCTGTACATCATTGTAAGGCGGGTATCCGCTTGAACTACTTTGAGAGCTTAGAGAGGTGAGAGCATGAGGACATGGAAGAGCTATCGTTATAATCTCAGGGCAGAGGATGAAGACAAGATAGCAAAGTTGCATCGGCACTTCTGCGAAATCAATGAAATCATTACGATGGTTTTCTACTGGGTGTTTGGTTTCGTGGCTTTGGTTTTCCTTATCTGGATAACAAGTAATGATTTGTGGGGGGTCATTCTATGAAGAAAGCATTGACTGATACGGGGCGTATCAAGAAAGCCGATGAAGCAGGCGCAACGAAGCGCAAGAGCAGTGGCAAGAAGGGCGGCAAAGCCGCCCCTTCTTCCGTATCTGCACCCAAGGCGCGGAAGACGAAGAGCAAGCCGAAGAAGACGGCAGAGCCGAAGAAACCGCGCAAGCAGGGCGGCAAGGGTCGCCCATTTCAGGCGCACAGCTGGCCCACATACGCACCCGGCAACAAAGCCCCGCGCAGTTACTCCGAAGAAGAGTTGAAGGGCATTGTGAAGAAAGCCGCCAAGGCGGCAAATACTCGCTTGCGTACTCTTGAGAAGAAAGGACTCGCAGACAAAGCCCCCGCTTATAAGTCTATTTCGGGCATATTGAAAATGGAGCGCCCCCGCTTCAAAGAATCCACGGCGAAGATGACCAAAGAAGAGCTTACCAAAGAATTTCTCAAGCTCCGGGAATTTATGGGAATGAAAACGTCAACCATGACCGGGTATAAAGAATGGAATGAAAATAAGGTGCAGGCCGCGCGGGATATGGGATTTACCGGAACGCCCGAAGAGCTTGCGTATTTGTTCAATCGGTATATGACAGAGAAAAATGAAGCGTTATTTGGGTCAGATATTATTTATCAAGCGATAGTTTCAAACAACATTGACAAGCTGGAATTGGAACAAATCGGCAAGGAATACCAAGCAAATCTTGAAAAAGATATTTCACGGGGAGAACGGCTGTTGCAACTGTATAGAGCACGACAGGGGAAAAAATAATGCGATTCAGTCAAGATATTAACGTGTGTGAGACGGCAGAAGAATTTCTTCCCCGTGTTGCTATGCCGTATGAAGTACACAGCAACAATAAGACTTATTTAGACGTTACTTGCGCGTTTGATATTGAGACGACGAACAGCGACATAGACGGCTTTGCATACAGTTTCCAAACGTGTATTGATGGTGTGGTAGTCGTCCCCCGATACTTTGAGGACTGGGCAGAGATTATTGAAACGCTCTGCGATAAGTGGCGCGTGACGGACAAAAGAAAACTGGTTTTGTACGTCCACAATCTGGGCTATGAGTTCACCTATCTTATCCAGTTGTTAACGCTTCGCTGGGGTGACTGTAAAGCCCTTTACACGAAGAGCCGCCACCCCCTCACCCTTGAGTTTTCAAATGGCATTGAGTTCAGGGATTCTCTCAAGCTCTTTCAGAAGTCTCTTGCAAGAGCCACAGAGGGATGCAAGCACGAAAAGTTAAAGGGCGATTTGGATTATACCGTTTATCGCACTCCCGATACTCCCCTTGATGATAAAGAGTTTGCCTATTGTGTTAACGACGTTCTGGGCCTGTATGAGGCCATTGAACGGATGAAGAAAGAGCGCGGCTTTAATGCCGCAAATATCCCCATTTCAAATACAGCTTTAGTGAAGCAAGAAGTCATGAAAAGTGTGGGCAAAGACAAACACTTTCCCGTCGTAAAGAAAAATCTTGCCCTGTCGAAAGCTCAGACCTTTCTTGCATATAAAGCAATGGCAGGCGGCGATACACACGGGGCGCGGTGGAAAGCTGGGTACACGTTCACCAACTGCAATTCCTATGACTTCAAGAGCGCCCACCCGTCCCAACAGCTCTTACGGAAGTTCCCGATGGGTGAGCCGTTCGACCTTCCCGACAATGTAGAAATAGGCTTTGCCGATTCACTTATAGAAGACGGTTTCGGTTGGGTGGGCCTGCTCCGGTTTGAGAATCTGAGTGTAAAGGATGAATGCCCAGACCCATGCATAAGCGTCAGCAAGTTTCACAGTGCATCGAAGTTCACGGACGACGACACGGACAACGGGCGTATTTTACGGGTGGAGTGGTGTGAAGTCTATTGCGATTCAAACGACTGGCAGAGAATCAAAGAAGGATATGATTTTGATTCTGTAGTAGTCATGAAAGGGTTTGCTTTTCGCTTGGCTTATCTGCCTAATTCATTCCGCAAAACGATTTTCGAGAAGTTCAAAATCAAAGAAACCATGAAGGGAAGCCCCGATTATATGTTTTCCAAAATCTGCGTGAACACGATTTTTGGAGCTACCGCACAGAAGCAAATTCGGGATGAGTACACGGCAGACATCGGGGATGCAATCGAGTTCGAGAAACTGAGATGGGAAGATAACCTTGACAACATGGATGATAAAGCGGTTAAAGAAGCCCAGATAGGCAAATCCCGGAACGGGCTTGGAACAAACAAGAATTTTCCTTTTCTCTGGGGTCTGTGGACAGCCAGTTCGACCCGCCTTGAACTGTGGCGGCTGTTAAAGATTGTTGGCTGGGATAAGGTCATATACTGGGACACGGATTCTTGCAAATTTGAGGGCGAGAAAGTCCCGGCAGTTGATGAGTACAATGAAGAAATCAAGCGGCTGTGCATCGCCCGAAAGTGCGTTGTGCAGAAGGACAACGGCAAGTGTGTCTATATCGGCGTAGCCGAAGACGAACACCCACAGGCCGATTATGGGTATCAGGAGTTTCGTTTTCTACATGCCAAGTGTTACGCCGCGCGTAACTGTGACGGGGTTCTAGAAAGTACCATTGCAGGCGTTGGCAAAAAAGAGGGTGTTGCCGCCCTCAAAGATGATATTGAAAACCTCACCGATATGTTAGTGATAGAAGACGCGGGCGGGCTTATGCTCACTTATCACGACGCTCCCGCCCACGTTCGCACCGATTTTGCAAAGCCCACCATGTCGGCGTCTTGGGTGGTCATGACCCCGCGCCGGTATGAGGTCAAAGGCGTTACACCCGAAGATATTGATATAGGAAGGCTGGGTTAATATGAAAGACTGGTCAGATTTTTTCTTTATGTGTGCTATTGTTTCTGTGGCTGTAATGATATTTTTGCGCAAGTGTATTTAGTGTTATATGAGTGTCCGACAGATAACCCCTTGTGCCTAATAATCACTGTGTGCGGATGTATAGCACTTGACTCATTTTTGTTGGCCCTGTTCACGCTTGGGAACAATGAAAAATAAATAAATAAAAGCCCCCGCCGAAGCGGGGGCTTTTTGTTAGAGGTTTTCGGGTTTGCTGGCGTCGTTCTGATACAGCAGAATATAGAAGGGGAAGTCAGGGGTAAAAGTCGGCTTGAGCGTCACCCGAAGAGTCGGCATCATGTTATAAGCGGCACCCCAGTTGTTATAAGTGGCCTGGATGATGTCCGTCCTTACAACCTCTGTGCCGTCCGGCTTGAAAACTCGGACTGTGCCGCCCTCTCCGTATGACAGAGAGAAAGGGGAAGTGTTCGGATATTTGCGAAGGCCGTTACCAGCCGGGAAGACTCCGAACAGCTCCATAGTGCCGTCTTCCTGTTTGTTCACGGCGGCGAACATTGCGACGCACTTCGTTCTCTGGTAGCTGTCCGCCCACTGGTCAACCTTGGTCTTGATGAGTTCATCTTGTGCGGCCTGTTCGGTGGTATAGGTGGCAGTGTCTACTTTTGCAGAAAGCCCCGTGTCAACATACACTTTGGTAGCGTAGCCGGACACGTCGGGGATGTCGGTCTTGTTCGCCTTGTCGGTTTCCAGTCTGGCGATACTCCCTGCGTGTTCTGCAAGCTCCGACTCCTGAGAAGTCGCGCACTCTGCGATAGTCTGCCCGGGGTGAGCAGTATTCCAGTCGCCCACAATGTCGTCCTGCCGCTTCTGGTCAGCGGCGAACTCCTGCTTGGTCACATGGTCGGCGCTTGCAGTCTCAAGGGCCGTAATTTTGCCGTCCTGTGCCGCGTCTTTGGCGTCGATACGGGCGATAGTTGCCGCATATTCTTTGGGGTCGATGAGTTCAAGGTGCTCCACCTTGTCGTCAACGGCGGCGATAGCCGTATCCTGAGCGGCGTTCTTTGCCTTGATGTCGGCAATGTCCTGCTTGTTGGTGGTATTGTCCGTCTCAAGGTCAGAGATACGGCGCTCATGGTCGGACAGCTCGTCAGAGTGCCGGGCCAGCTCCTGCGCGTTTGCCGCGATAAGCTTACCGTTTGCCAGCTCTGCCGCCTTGGCGCGGTCAGTCTCAGTTTTCAGGGCGGCGTTGGTGGCGTCGGTCTTGGTGTCGAGAGCGTCAATCCGTCCTTCGGCGGCAGTAGCGCGATTCTCGAGAGCGTCAAGCCGCCCGTCCTGCTCAACATCCTTCTGCTGGATGTGGGCGATAGCGTCCGCGTTCTGGGCAATTTTGGCCTCATCTTCGGTGAGGTCTGCCCGGAGTCCATCGGTCACAGAAGTAAGCCGTTCGATAGCCTGATGATTGTCTGTAGTCTCCTTATGAAGTACGGCCAGCTGGGCATCGTGGTCTTTCAGCTGGGCGGCGTGTTTTGCCAGCTCCTTCGAGTTGATAGCGATGTTCGCCGCGTTGTCCTGAATGTTCTGTGTGTTCCGGGCGATGTTCTGGGTGTTCTGGGTAATGCTGGCTGCCTGTGCATCGTTCACGGTTTCGATAGCATCAAGCCTTGCATCCTGCTCCCGGTCTTTCGCCTGAATGGCAGAAATGTCGGTGTCGTTGGAAGTAATCTGCCGCTGAAGGTCGGCGTCCTTGGACTCAAGGGCGGCAATGTCCTTGACGGTCTGAGCCTGCCCGGTCTGAAGGTCTTTGATAGCCGCCTCTGCGCTGTCGGTACGCTCTGCCAGAGAATCGACCCGGGCGACGGTAGCGGCAACGTCGTTCTTCATAGCGGCGTTATCTTTGTCGTACTGGTCGAGTTTTTCCCGGAATTCCTTATTGTCAGAGGCAAACCCCGTCACCTGCTGGGACAGGTCTTTCACCTGATTTTTGTACTCTTCGACCTGTGCATTATATGCACCGGTCAACGCCCAGTAGCGCTCATTCTTGATGTCAATGCCGGGCGGCACTGGACACTTGGAAGTGTAGGACTCGCCCTTATAGGTGACGATAGTCAGGGACTCGTATCCCCGCTCAGTGTCCCACTCGATGGGGTCAGCGAACTTCGGGACGTACCGCGCACCAACGTACATCGACGGCCCACAGCCCGGGGGCGGGGGCGGCGTCGGACGCTGCGGGCGCGGGGGGCAACAGGGGTCAGGATGGCAGGGGTGACACTCGCCCCCGGGCGCGTAGGGCGCGGGGTCGATAGGAAACGGACGGCAATTCTTATCATGTGCCATATTGAAAAGCTCCTTCCTTAGTAATACTTGATGATGAGGTGGCCGTACTCCGGCTCAGTGATGTCCGCACCGGTATCGAAGGTGAGCCACTTCCAGTTAGCCGGGACATAAGCGCAGAAGCGCCCGGAGTCGGTCAGCCCGAACCACACGAAATGCACCATTTCGTTGACCATTGCAGGAAGGTTTTTGTCTGCCCACTCGATGAACCGACCGTCTTCAAAGTCCCCGCTGTTGAGACGGTCGTTAATACAGTGCTGTGCATCGGTCAGGGCTTTCGTAGCCTGATTCAGGGCGGCAATGTTGCCGCTGTTCGAGTCCAGCCCTTTCGAGAGCTGTTCAACGAACGCCTGCAAGCTCTGAATCTGGCCCACCATCCACCGAAGGTCATATTGGAAAGGGTCGCCCGGGGTGGCGAACGGGGGGTACATATTGCAGTTCATTACTTCTCCTTTCTGCCGAGGAGGCTGTCAAGATAGTTGTCAGCGGCAATAGCCTCTTTGGTAAAACTGTTGTTCTCCCACCATGCCCAGATAGCCGCGCCCACGGTCAAACCGGTGGAGATGAGCTGTTCAAGCTGTGCATCGTCCACGGGAATGGGGCTGTGTCCGGTGGCACTGAGAATTTGGTTTGCAAGAGCCAGGATTAACACGGCGGTACGGGTTATAGTAGCGACCTTAATATTATTCATGTGTTCACCCCCTTTCTGAGATACTGAACTTCACGTTCAAGGTCTTCTATTCTGTGGTTTGCAACTTTAAGTTGCTCTTCCAGTACAGGAACTCTCGAAATCAGGGTATTGTGTTCCCTGACTTCCCGTGTAAGTTCGTCTAACTTGGTATCGGTGACGGCCTGAGATTTGCTGTTGGCAATGAGCACACCCGTCAAGGTGATGATTCCTGTTATTACGGCGGCTATCACTTCATTCATATTCTAGCACCCCTGTCAATAACAGTCAAGGCAGAAAGCACGATGGAAGTCGTCAGCGATTTTAACGTAAATATCGAACAGAACAACGGCCCTTTCTGCTTCAATCATCTGTTGGGTAGTCGTGACGCCGATGTTGCCCGATTTGCTGTATTCATGAGTCACGGTGACGGTGGTGTTCTCTTTCCCCGTCTCAAGAGATACGGCGTGTTCGTTGTGCTTGTTGTCCTTCAAAGACTCGTCCCGGGTACGGTCGTCGTATTGGTTTTTCTTGACGCTCCCGCCCTTGGTAGTCCCCTTGTCGGCGTGCTGGTCTTTCGAGATGCTTTCGGCCCGGGTATCGTCAACCGCGCCGTCAGACGCCGCCGAATGGGTATCACCGTGGGTATCGGATGTGGACAAATCGCGGGAAGTTTCGAAAGCGTGATTTTCGGTGTTCTGAGTCGTGTCTTGGTCGGTCTTCACGCCCTGCGTGAAGTCGGTGTTCTGGGTCGTGTCTTCGTGCTCTGTCCAGTTAGTTGTCTTGGTTTCGTCCGAATGGCCCTTTTCATCGGTGACGGTATGGCTGGTATTGTCCGGCTGGTATGTTGCTTCATTTTCGGCAGACAGTTTGTTTTCGGTATCGCTGACGGTGTTTTTGGTCGTGTCGATTGTGTCAGTCATCGTCTCATCATGTTTCGTGTCCCGTGTCCCCACGACGTCAGTATGAGAAGTAGTATCAACCTGACTATCGAGAGTGCCTTTAATATCTTCGATGAAGTCCCGGGTCTTCTCACCCTCTGCCGTCGAAAGGTTTTTGTCGTGATAATGCCCGTCTTCTTTGTTCCACCCGTCATGCAAGGTTTTGCTGTGCTGGGTGGCGTCGTCGGTTTTCCAGCCGTTGGCTGCGGTATCTTCATGGTATGCACCATCCTCAGTATTCCACCCGCCTTTTGTGCCGGTGGCTGTCGAGGTATCTGTTGCCCCGCCGTGGCTGTGGGCGTCACTCTGAGTGCTGGTATCCCGGTCGGTGGTCGTGGTATCGGTGCTCTTTTCCGTCATCTCAGTATTCCAGATGGGATTATAGGACAGCTGTGTTGTAGCATACAGTTTTGCCCAGATAGGACAGAGCCGTTTTGACCACCAATAAATCTCACCTTTCATATAAATAGGGTCGGGGTGGTACAACGGGGCGAGTCCATGCAGATGACGGATAGTCGAAATAGCCTGCATTTTATCCAGCCCCGTGGGCAACACCATGTTTGCAAAAAGGCCGTGGTCGTACATCAACAGCGCTTCAAGGTTTGCACCACTGTCCAGCTCATTCACCAGTGTTCCGTAATAAATCGGCATTGTTTTCACTCCCTTCTGTGTCCTGCTTCGGTTCGTTAATTTTGAAAGTAATGTTCAGGCCGTACATTTTGTTCACTTCATCAAGGGACTTTTCAAGGCAAATTCTCCATACTTCCCGGCGGTTAAATGTCTCAGCGTCCGCGCTTTCACTTTCGTTTACGTTCATTCGCTCCTTCTTGTCGGGCTGGACTTTAATTCCAAGTTCCCGGTAGAAGTCCATCAAAATGGTACGTCTGAACTCCATGAGTTCGGGAAGGATAAAGTTCTTCGACAAGTCACGGTCAATTTGCATGATGGGCAGTTCATAAGTGCCACCCTCTCCCGTCTTGCCGTCAAGAGGACGTTTTAGGTCTGGGTTCAGCACAATAGCAGGCTCACCGTTTGCCAGCCGCTGGAACAGCATTTCAAGACTTTTCTTTTGCTTGTCGTCTTTGGCAAACGCGCCGTAGGCAAAACGAGAGTTCAAGGCGCTCTGCCGAATGGCTACTTCTGCGTGTTGCATCTCAACGGCGTACTTGGTAATAATGTCCCAGATACCCCGATAATCGGGGGTGAGCTTGATGACGCCGCACTCAGTACCTATTTCAAGGGGGCGGGTGAAATGGAAGAACTGGGTTGAAATGGTCATTGCGCGGGGCTGATACTGCAAGCCAAACCCAGAAGGATACCCCGGTTGAACCACCATGCCGTATTTTTTGGTATTGAACACGACTACATAGCCCATTCGGAACAGTTGATACATGAATGCATCATAGTCCCAGCCGATTTGTCCGGGCGCTGCCTCTGGCAGGCCATTAAACTCGATGATGGAGCGGCAACGCTGAAAGAAAGAGCGTTCCCAGTAGTTAAGAGCATCTGTGGAAAAACTTTTCTGGAATGTTCCACATGGAACACCATCGAAGAATCCCGCGTAACATTGATACATTTATAAATCACCTCTTATTCAATAAATACGCCTGCGTCCATGCACCGGTTGATATATGCAATTTCGTCGGGCATTGCGCCCACGGGCTGACAGCTAAAATCGCGGGTTTTGCAATATCCTTCAACAGGAGTCGCTACCCTCATAACCGGATACCCATATAAACCCTGATAACCCGGGTCATCAATGGGGGGATAGTAAAGCAGAGTAAGCTTTGCTTTCAGCGGTAAATACACCTGTGAAGCACCGGTAAGGCTTCCCACGCTTTGAGTGATAGGCTGTATTGCCTGCGAAGCGGCTTGACCGACCGCGCCGCCTATTGCTCCATCGGTGAACGCTCCACCCACAGCCGACAGCCCCGCGACAGCCGCACCGGCGAAGAGTCCCCCGCCGAAGGTCATAGCCGCGCCAACTGCCGTTACTGCAGCACCAAGTCCTTTCCCCGGGTCGTAGTTGCTTGACCCGATACCATAGGGGCTAGAGATGTTTGTGCTCCCTGTGTACACGGTATAATCTCCGGCCTGTATTTTGACCGAAACTCCGCCGTCAATGAAAGAGAATGCCGTTATCACGGTCACGCTTGCAGCGTCGTTGCACTGGTCAACCGGGATACCCACAACGCCGATAAAAGGAACGTAAAGCTGAATCTGACAGTTCATCCGTTTCCAGTCTTCGGCTGGCCACGGAATGGGAATATTGACAACGTGAACTTTGTTGCTGTTCGCGCTCACGACTGGGGCTGTGATACCTGTATCAAACTGCCCTAACGTAATAAGTCCGCCACCTGTTCCCACTAAACTATCATCGACCGGAATCCAGATACAGGAGCGTATATTCTCCGTAGCATTGCCGCCGAAAAGTAAGTTGTTCATGAACTGGGGGAGAGCTACTTCCCACTTGACCATTGCCGCCGTTTCTGCAAACCACGTTGTGGACAACACCTTAAGCAGAGTTGCAAGCTGTGTTCTACTTAAAGCATACGCCTGTAAGCCGTTTTTGCCAACTGCTGAAAGAACGTAACACCCGGACGCCGAAATTGTGCCGGGACAGGTATCAACCTCACTGCTGGAAACAGTGGGCTTTCTTGCGACATTCTGCCGGGCGTCCTGTAAGCGGAATTGTGCGCCGCTTGCGTCACTGTTGAAACCGTACTCGATAAACGCCTTAGTTTTCAGAATCGTATCCCGGTAAGTTGCAAGCGGGTCAATGGACAGACTGATTTGCCAGATGTTCGCCCGAAGTGTGGTTATATCAGTAATCCAATAAAAAGTTTTCGTTTCTTCACACTGACAATAATTCCACTGAGGCGAGATATTTATTGAGTTGATTGTACAATAAATTACGGGGTGCTCCATTGAGGTGGGTTTCTTAAAATCGCACCGCTCTTCGTCTTTCAGAACACTATAATCGAATGCTTTCGTGGAGTTGATTTTCTTCTCCACGTTTCCAAAGTGAAAATGATAGCCATGCTCGACGCTGGGCGCGGGGACAGCTCCATTGAATGTGCCGGGCATTTGATGCACCTCTTTCTATAAAAATAAACCCCGCCCCAGAGGGGCGGGGCGTTCAGCTGTTACGGGCCGGGGTTCACCGGGTCGGCCATATAATAAAGGATTGCGTTTTCCGTGGGGTCGAGAGTGTAGTTCATCTTCCAGTGATGTTCGATGTTCCAATACTCGCCACGCGTGTTAAAGGGAGTCGTCCACACGTTATCCTTGAAGTAGGTCGTTGCCATTGCACGTTTGTCGTACAGCAGACCCACCACATAGTCGAGCTGGACGGGCGTGCCCTGCTCTGCCTCTGCGGTGGTCACGTTGAACTGAGCGGGGATAATGTTGATAGCGGAACGATTGTTGATGTTCTGCCAGAAGGTGACACCCTCATAGTTGCCGAAGGACAGATAGCCCGGGCCGAAGATAGCGGGATAGACCCACGCCTTTGCATCGTTAATGAGGGGCTGGTACAAAAGAAGCTTTTGCTCACTCTTGGGAGTGTGCCGGAACAGATGCAGGGGGTTCCCCTTGTCATCGGTGCAAAGGGGCGTCAGGTGGAACAGCTCAGTGGACTCTTCCAAAAGCGCCGTGTCCGTCTCCAGACGACTCACAAAGAAGGAAAGAAACTCCTGCAAATGGGTGGTCAAAAGTTCGTGGGTCGTGTAGGCGGTATTCCGGGCCACGTTGAAAGCCTCAGTAAGGTTAACCTTGCTGCCCGGTTTGCCGGTGTTGTAGATAGCGCCCATATAGTTCATGACACACAGGCGGTTTTCCATCTCCTTCCAGCGGGCAACGTCGTTCTGAATCTCGACCGCCATACCCTGCATGAACGCAGAGAACTCCGACTCAGACTGAAATGCCGTGTTGAGCTGGTCAAGGAACCGGGTGTACGTCTGGTTCAAAGTCTTCTGGTCGCCATACCACAGTTCCAGCGGATACCGCTTCTTGATTTTGTACATATCAAGGCTGTTACCGTCCACCAGAGTATCGGGGTTCTGCTGGGTGTTGACAAAGTCGGTCTGTTCGAACTCGCCTGCGAAGAAGGCGATTTTCCGCATGAACAGCCCCCAGTCCTGCCGACTCACTTCAATGGAAGTGAAGCGGCCCGTATACGCGCGGCTGTCGATGACGGTGCGGGCCACCATGTTGGAAAGGGCCTGCAACGTCCCCTCTTTGCTGGTAGAAAGACACATCTGACCAACGTTAATAAAGGAAGAAGTGTCCACGGCGGTGATAGTCCGCTGGCCCGTGACGTCCTGCAAGACGGCATTGACGATGGTGTAGACATCCTTCGGACGGAACACGTCAGCCTTTGCAAGGGTGGGCATATTGTTCTTCGATTTTGCCACGATTTACACCCCCTTCGAGAAGTCCGGCGCGGCGTCCGGTGCTGCGGGCGTAATAGCAGCCCTGATGATGTCATCGACCGACACGGCGTCAGCGGTATTGTCGCTCAGACTCCCCGCCGTGGGGGTCGCCAAAGTGTCCAGCCGCGCAGTGAGTGCGGCGATGCTCTGGGCCATAGCGCCCCAGTCCGGTGCAGACGGGGCGGCAGACGAACTTGCCAAAGCAGTAACATTTGTTGCAACGTCACCGGGCAAGGGGGGCGCACCCGTCAGCGGCGCGGCCTTGGGAGTGGTGGGTGCAGGCGCGGTGTTACTGCCCAGCAGGGCGGCAATGTCAGCTTTGGAGTAGCCCGCACGAGCCAGCATAAGAACGTCATCGAGTTTCATTTAATAAGCTCCTTTCCAACGGCTCTTGCCGTTTCTGACATCCACATGAGTGAATGTATGATAGATTCCGATACCCCCAGACGCCCCCAAAAAGCATTCGGCATACTGGGCTACTTTCTCCGGGCTGACACCTTTAATCCAGATGTCAGCCGCCTTCCCTTCGCAATGCTGAGACTTCGGAGAGGCGTTTTTGATTGTTCGATTGTACGCTCTGGAACGATACCCGCTGTTAATGTGTACCGGCTTGCCGGTCAGGCGTCGGATGTTCTCTAAGAGGTCAATCAAACGGGGGTCGATGATGACAGTGTCACAGGGGTCTTTCCTGCTGTGAAACTCCTTCACTTTGAAGTGGGGGGAAACAGCCGTGTTTGCATCTGTCCTATATGAATACGAAAGCATTTGCTTCTCTCCTTTCTATGATAACGGGGGTATGCAAGATAAGAATGCAACTCCACGCCCTTCCGGGGCGCTTATCTTTTGGAGTCCCCCGCACCTTTATAATAGCACTCACTCTTCCTTCATGTCAAGATAGTCTCTTATCTTGATAAGGGCCGGAACATCGGCACACCAAACTTGACCCAAAACAAACATCAAACCGAAATAGGGATGAGCCAGCCGGAACGTGTTGCGCCCGGCCTGTGTGTCGGGGTATACTTCGTGGGACTGGTGAGGGGAACTGCAAAGATAATAGTGCGCGTCATCGTATTTGTAACAATACAAATCCCCCACTTTGAATCCCGGTTTCATGCCGCGCAAGCTCATCGGATGAACGGCTTCAAGATTGTTGTAACTGAATTTGTTTTCCATTGCCATTTGATAGAACTTTGAATCCTTGTTTTTCATCATGTGTTTCATGAATGCTGTTTGAGCGCGTTTCTCACTGACTCGCTGAGACTTCGGCATACAGAGGAAAACGCCGCTATCTGTAAGCGTCCATTCTTTGCCCGTCCTTGCCATTTTCGCAATCTCATCCACAACGCCCAGTTCAACCAGCACTGGGGACGTAATGTCAAAGGCGTTTGCAAGTAGCCACATTCTCAGCGGGGGTTTGCCCTCAAGTTCCCTGTTGCCGTTTATGGTGACATAGGCATTCAAAAGTGCGTCGCCCTCTGCCTTGCGTTTTACAACAATTTTCTCCGGGATGAACTCATCATACACGACATCATGAAAAGCCGAACCATTGAAACCGCGTATATTCGCAATGCTGGGAAGGGTCATACCGATACCGTATTTCTTGATACAGTCTTTGGGCTTTCCGTCTTCATACTCATACTGTCCGATAGTGTATGTCACTTTGCCGCTCTTCACAATGTCCACGTCAAACCCTTCATTCTTGAGGGGTAAGAAGGGGTTTAATTGCGGGTCAGATGTGATTGCGTCAAACTCTGTGGTGGTGCGACGCAGATACAAAAATGGCTTGTCATTTGTCAGCTCATACAACAGTGTGCCGTAGGTTTTGCCCACTTGCCGTTTACCTATTATAATGTTACACCAAGCCCCTAATGAAGAAACGGCTGGGATGTTCACCCAGCCGTCGTTTGTATAGAGGTCTAGCGTAACTTCTCTGTTACGCTTTCCCATTGTCACACCTCATACCGGGTTTTCCAGTCCACCGGGTCGCCTGCCTGCGTTGCGTGATTGATAACGGCTTGTGTGATTCTGTCCTCATCGGCACTGTCCAGCCACACCCCGACGGCGTCCACCCAACGGTCGCTCTTGTTGCTCTTGTTCTGAGGGGGGCTAACAAACGCGCCGTTCTTGCCGTCGATGACCTTCATGTTGTACAGGGCAAGGCCGGGAAGGTTGAGGGTGAATGCAATCACCTTGTCACTGAGGAAACGACAGCCGCTAACGGTCGCTCCCTTGATGTTCAGCCTGGGACGGTCGTCATACTCAGGGACGGTAACGGTCGAACGATTCTTGTTGAAAGTAGCCATAACATAGTCTCCTTATTACAGTTTCTGGGCGGCGTGAATCACGTCCAGCTTGTCGATGATGGTATAAAGCAGTTCGTTTGTTTTGGCCTGTGCGTTGAACATCTTCGTCAGAAGGTCAACAATAGCGGCCAGTTTGTTGTTGATGTCCTGCATGGTTCTGTACCCCCTTCAACCGAAAATCCACCGGCTGAGGAACTGCTTCCCCACGGGGTCAGCATTCGCCGGATACAGCGCAGAGGGCTTGAGGTGGTCGTTGTACACGGTGGCGATGAGATGGTTCTGGGCTTTAAGCTCTGCTTCCATCTGGGTCATGCTCTTATTTTCGTGACAACAGGGATTCCACGCGGGACTATAAGGAAAGCCGTGTCTTGCGCCCTCTTCGAACGCCGTGATTGGGACGGGGTCAAAGCGGCCCACACCGGACACGATGTTCGAAAGGTTCTCGTCCTTGTCGTACACCAGCCCATAGATGTTCTGGGCCGCGTCCTCATAGAACAGGACATAGGACACGTTTGCCGGAACACAGCACCCGGCAGTACAGGTATCAGGCATTGCTTACCTCTTCTTTCTGGGCGGCATCCGACTCTTCGTCGTCCGGTTTCTCGCCCGTCTCTTCCAGCTGGCTGTGCAGGTCGTTCCATGCAAAGTCGGCAGGGACGGCGGCACACATCTCAGAAAGGATGTTCGGATAGGTCACATCGAGAGCGTCCATCTCAAAGACTTTCGTCCCGACCTTGCTGGCTACGACTTTGTAGCCGTCCAGTTTGGCGCACTCCGTACAGGAGCGAATGTTGTGCGCTTCGATGAAGAGAAGGTCAAACACCTTCTTGGCCTTAACAGCGGTGAGCAGAACGTACTTGATAGAACATTTCATGAGGTCTTATCTCCTTTTGTAGTATTGGGTGGATGTTCGGTATTTGAAACGCTGTTGTTTCATGGCTTTATTATACTCTTCTCATGGCCGTTTGACAACCATTTGCACCCCCTTCATTTGTAAACATTTTATGAACGGATTTTCTGCTTGTATCCATCTTTGTATCCATCTTTGTAACACTTTTGTAACCTTTACTTCATTACACTGAATTGTCAAGATTATTACAGCCTTGGGGAAAAATTGTAACCTTTTTGTAACCATTTACTAT